CCGTACTGCAGTCAAACTTGAAGACAAGGTTATTGATCTTGCGTATGAGATGGGTGACTTGGAAGGTCTGTCGTCGGCAGATGTCAAGCAGTACATTCGCTACCTCGCAGACAGACGTTTACTGCAACTTGGCCTCAAGACCAATTGGAAGGTTAAGGAGAATCCTTTGCCGTGGATGGAAGAGATACTAGGTGGATCGTCTATGTCAAATTTCTTTGAGAAACGAGTCACTGATTACAATGCACATGGGTTGGAAGGAGATGATTGGGGATGGTAATGTATACTGTTTATTGTGGACAACGATATGTCGGAAAGTACCTCGCAAGAAATGAACAGGACGCAATTAATAAGGCCGCTTCAAATCAATCAGGCAATGCAAAACACTTATATAGGGTAGAATTATGATAGCAATTAGATTTCATCATGTATTTGGATTATCGGCTGAGACTGTACAATCACAGCCAGTATTAGGATGGAAATTAGACGAGGACATCAATGATGCCCAAGTCTATTTCTTTGATGGTTTTGTGATTAATATTCCGTTCTTTAAGATTATGATCGGAGATATCTTTGAGGCTTTTGATTAGTTATTGACTAAAATCTTGTATAGGTAATCCAAGCTCTAATGATCTTTGCCAGTGTCTGTATGTCTCAGAAGGAGTCAGACCTTCAATATACATAGGTTCAGGCACTCGCATATCATCATCTTTAGAATCAGCTAAAACATTTAATAAAGCAATAGTATCCCGGATACCAAATTCATTTGCATTAAACCTCTTAATTTTACCTTCAATCATATCTAACAATTTTTGAGACGCAGTTCCATTCGTTGCTCTACGAGCTAAAAAATACGGAGACATTACTACGGCTAAAGGTAACGCCGCAATGGTGGGATCGAGAAGGCCTGCCGTAGGCCCGGCAGAAACTAAACTTGATCCTTGCAAAGCAATAGTCGATAGTTTATTAAACTCACCAGACTGTCGGCCACGCACAATCAAAGAGAAATTACCTGCATTCTCTTTCTCCATCCTTGCTCCCCATTTCAATACGTCTCTTATCTCAGTTTTTTGCTTAGAAGAGAATAAAGTATTGAATGTATCTCTAATTTTAACATTAGCATTGACCTGATCCAATAGCTGTTGCGCTGTTTTAATAGAAGACTCTTGCATTTGTACTGGAGTAATTAAGGCATCAAAATATCCTGCACGTAATTGATTTTTTAAATCTTCAGCAAATTTGTCCGGAAGTTCTTCACCAGATCTTTGTGCAAGACTTACACGCTCATCAATCGCATTAAAAGCTTTTTGTATTGCTGTCACATTACCTTGCTTATAAATTGTTTCGCCTACAAATTCTGGAGCCATATCCGCAAGGCCACGCAAGGCATCATCTTGCAACGTGGTCATAGATTCTCGATAAATTGTAGAAACATCTTTATATTTTGTATACAGATCTCCTCCCACATCGGCGGCGGCAGAATCAAGATCTGCATGAATGTTATCCATAGCTTTGACTAATGCAGTCTCATAAGCGGTATTTGGATCACGCCTTGTTTTAGCTTTGCGTAAGTCAGATGACAAACGAGATAACAATTCAAACTGAGATTTAAAATTATTGTTTTTCTTTTCACCGTTTAAGAAAAGTAACAAAGCATTGACTTCAGGATCAAGACGAGTTCCAGACTGCGCTTTACGTCCTTCTTTAGCTGTTGACTTTGTAGTCTTAATGAAATCAGTTAAATTATTTAACACTACCGGAGTTTGCGCTCCTAATACATCTAATTCAGCATATTTAGGTCTAGCCCATGCAATTAACTGTTCCTCACCTTCTGTGATAACTTTTTTAACTGCTTCGCCTAGCTCAACTCTACTAGCATTACCTAAATCCGGGATCATAGTTTCTAGTCTATTAAGCAAGAAATCTGCTTGAGCTTCGTATAGATTACGAATTTTAGTTTCACCACCAAACCCAGATAATGCAATTCTTTCAAAACTAGATTGTAATGGTGATTGCATAATTTGATTTGGTGTTAAAGTCAGTGGCTTACCATTTTTATCTCTAAATTTAGAAAGCTCATTTTGTAATTTTTTAATGGAATCTAGTTCATCCGGGGTTGGTGTTTTCCCTGCCCTAAGAGTCCGAATAGCCTGCAATCCTTTAGCAATTGCAGTTCCGGCAACTTCTCCTCCAGATGCAAATACACCTGCCTCTAATCCTTTTTCAATATTACCGACAGGATCAAAAGGTCTTGAAGCCATTAAGTCTGACAGAGTTTCGCCGGTACTTCGCCCCAATACAGCACCTGCAATAGCACCACCAACCATGCCGGGTGTACCTAATACACGGCCTGCTTGAGCGCCTTTCCGCATACCTTCAATTGTCCCTGCCATTTCAACAGTGGTAGGAACATAAGGCGCTAAGAAATCCAAGACTCCGGGTTTTCTGGGTTGAGGCACAGGAGCACCAACAACATCCATAGCTTGTTGCATTTGTTGAGATGTTAGAGGTTGCTCATCAGCCCGTAATGCATTGATATCAATCCCAAGCTCTCTGGCTAACTGTTGTTGTTTTGCTTCGTCTACTTGAGCCATTAAAATATTCCTTGATTGAGTTTGCGTTGCGCTTCACCACGGAAAAATTCAAGATGTTTTGCTTCTTCTTGTTTCGTGCTGTAAGATCTAAAATCTTTATCACCAAGCTTGGACAATTTCTCATCAAACACAAAAGCAGTTTGTTGTCTAGCATAACGATCTAAATATAAGTCGGTAAGTAATTTTTTAAGCATCATAGGACGCATTTCACCAGAAGGAGCATTTCGCTTTAAGAAATCTAAGTCTTTATCCGATAAAGCGCCTTTTAAGTTACTGGCCTCCTCAAGTGAAGTTCGGTTACTCAAGTAACCTAACAATTCGTTTGCAAAGTCAATTTTTGCCGCACCCGGAACACCTAATACCGTTCCAATTTCTGCGGCGAAAGCTAAAGTACCTCCAAAAGTACCGACAGTAGCATCCGGGAAAACTCTTAAAACATCTCCAATTAATTGAATAGACCGTCCTGTTCCTTCTCCGTTTTTAATAACTTCAGCAAATTGACCCAGTTTCATTTGCACGACTTCATTCCCAATACCGGCTACACCGCCTGTTCTAGCTTTAGTCTCCAATCGCTCTGTGAGAAGCTCATCTGCTCTTTCTTGAGTCATTTCGTTTCGATCTACTAAAGACTTCAGTTCTTTCTGGAAATCAGTTAGCCCAATAGTGGCAAGTTTTTGACGGTTAACGGCAATATTAGTTCGATCTAGATCTGTCTTAGTTTCAATACCGAGTAATTGAGCCTGCTGTAATAACAACTCGCCCGGTAATTTAGCTTCAAGTACCTCTTTACGTGTTGTTGCAAGTTCGCCTGTGGCATAAGCCGCCGCAGTTTGTGCAATAGTCTGATCAATATTTGGCTGACGCTCCTCAATTAATGTAATAATTTCTTGCTTAGTTTTACCTTCTTGAGCCGCTTTTAATGCAAGATCAACCGTTTGCATTTGAATCTTGCCTTCCAACAAAGAAGAAATTTCTTTTGTTTTCTCTTGTCTTTGCTCCGCCAACGCTACATTAGCCGCTGTCAACGCCGCTTTTGAGTCTAAATCAGGCTGTAAAGTAGCTAATTCACGAACAATTTTTTGTTGGTCTAATCCTGCCGCCGCCATTTGCCTAGCCGCAGTTGCAATTTCAGTATTAATTTTAGCTCTTGTTAAACCTGTCTCAGCGGCTGTTTTTTCTAATTCTTGTGCTCTTGTTGTTAATGCTGAAGCGCCTACTGTGTCTCCTGCAGAAGACAATTGATTAGCCGCCTCTAAAAGTTGTGTAGAGTCGGCAGTGTTTACGCCTTTTAATATTTGCTGTCTAGTAGCCGCTAAACGCTCTTCAGGAGTCACTGTAGCGCCTGCAATGGCTTTACCGGCATCACGATAGCCTGCCGCACCTAACATGCCGCCTACGCCTCTTGTGATGCCTCTGGTGGCCTGTGCAATATCTGTTGGTATTTCTGCGGCAATTCCTGCGGCGTAATTACGTAAGAGTCCCGGTAAAGCTGTCTGAGCACCGGCAACAGGCTGTGCAAGAAGCGATGCTTGAGCCAAAGACTTTTCACGGAGCTTTGCTAATTGCTCTTGACGAACCTGTTGAGGTGTTTTGAGCATGCTTAAAATCATTGAAGGCTGTTGCTGTGCCATTATTCCCAATCTCCACTGTCGACAGAGTCATATAGATCGCTTAGTATCTGGGAAGCAGAGTCTGCACCTCCTCCTCCGTCAAGTCCTAATGCCTTCAGAAGTTGTTGATAGCTAGAATCATCTCCGCCTTGTGATTGGAAGAATCCAGATAATGCATCACCTAATGCACGAGTCCTTGCCGCCTCAAGATTAGAGGCCGCTGTGGTAGCCGCCGCACCTGCTTCAAGGCCTGCCATACCTGACTTATACTTTGCTTCAGATTCAGCAATACCTGCAGACTGTAGAATATTAGACATCTGAATTGCAGGATCAAATAATCCTTTGAGTTCTTGTTGAGGTGCATAAGCCACTCCAAGCATCCCTGCAATATTTGCTAAATTAGCTTTATCCAGTTCTGGTGCAGTGGTTAAAGCCGATAAAATGTCTTTGGATTGTTGTTCCTGAATAGCTTTTTCCATAGCCAGAGCTTCTGGAGTTCCTCCGAACATACTTGTACGGGTTCCTAAACGTCCTTGGGCGGCTAAACGAGCTTCCATTTCCTGTCTAGCTCTTGTAGTCTCAGGATCACGCATGCCTTGAATCATGGCATATAAATCAGCGGCTGATGTTGGAGTGTATCCGGTAGCGGCTGTTTTAGCCTGCCCAAGCAAACCCGACATAATCGCTTGCTCATCGGCTCCTAAAGTGTAATCTAGACCGTAAGCTCCTGTTGCCTCACCGTCCTCACCCATAGTCGGAGTAAAACCTAAACTACCTCCGGTGCTAGATGCAATTGTTACAGGTTTAAATGCCGCCGCACCTGCCGCTTCTGTACCAATAGTTCCTGCTTCGGTCTTTAGGGTTGTCCCCATTTGCTCCAGTTTAGAAATCTGATCTGCTGTAAGAGTATAGGGAAGTAATGCGGCTCCAACTTCTCCTGCGGCTCCAACAGCATCTCCTAAATCAATAGATATATCTGTTCCGGGAATTGTGTAAGCCATTAGTAAGTTCCACCATCAATTAAATTAGCAGTCAATGTACCGGAGGCTGTAATGATTTCCGCACTCAGCGTTCCAGTAAATGTCGGAGATGAGGCATCCGATTTAGTTTCAATGTGAGTCTGAATAGATTCAAATTCAGCATCAATTTCAGTGCCTTTAATGATCTTTGCAGGGTTACCTGAGTTCAAGGAATCCTTACTAGCAAAGTCCGTGATTTTCGTATAGTCTGTCATTAAATTGTCCTTCCTACAATTGCTTGAGCAGTCAATCTTTGGATTGATACCGGTGATCCGTCTACATTCGCTTCAATACCAAGCTGAACTACTTGACCGCCGCCACTGGCGTTTACAGTAGGACGATTTACAAGAACACCTGCATTAAATTCACCGATGTTATATTCAGCTATGTTATACTCAGCAATGATTTGCGTAGACAAAATAAATGTTTTCTTTTTGTAGCCATAGGCGTAATCATAACCCCAGTTCAATGTGGCTTGAGTGGATGATCCACCAATAATTGTAATTTTTAGATTTTTCAAAAGTTTTAGATTTGATGGAGCGCCAAAGTCAATATAGTTTGTAAAATATGACATTTGGTATTTACCACCATTGTCTTGATATCCATCGTATTTAGCAATTCCTTGAGACTTGCCTAATAACAAAACACCGGCCCTAGTCCGACATAATGATTGAGGCTGAATAGCGTTCCATTGCGTTACACGATGAGCACCGTCTTGCAACGGGGTGCGCATATCAAAACAATAAGTAATACCTGTTGTAGGCAAGTGTAATAAGTAAAAAGCTTCTTCAGGAGAATATACAGAAAAGATTTCCTGAGTCTCGCTAGAGACAAAAGAAGTCAACTCAGTTCTGACATTTTTACTAATATCAGTGATAGGCGCTGATTTCTCTTGAATTGTTCTTTTAAGGCTACGAACACCTGCATCAGAAAGAAATATTAAATCTGTTCCTGAGACTTGCACCGAATCTCTTGCAATACACCCTATTCCAACAACAGTATCAGTGAGTTCCATTGTGGCAGGATCTTGAGCACCGGTGTACAACAAAATCTGACGTTTACCAAAGATTGCTAAAATACCGTTATGAACAGCAATAGCAACAATCTCATCTGAACCATCAGGCCATACTTTAGAAACATCAATTGATCCTGAAGATCCTGTGTCCCATTTAAAACCTGTTAAGAGATCAGACCAATATATTGTTGTATTATCTGTATCTGTTCTAGCAACCCATAATCGGCCTAAACCAGATTGTACAATATTTCCTTGAGGCACTGTACCTGAGTAATCAGCATGTGCTGAGACTTCATCGCATGTTGTACCATCATAATAAATAGGGTCTTCGCCTTCTCTGAATAGAAAATGAAACCCATTTAAGGTAGCGGCATCAAACAAGCCATCAGAGACAGTATAAGAACCCGGAGTAATATCGGTTAAGGTAGTAGTGCCTTTGTATATATAATTAGCGGATGCACTAATAATTTCTGTGCTACCATCTAATTTAATAAATTCAGAAATATGGACAATTGAGTCAGTGTTGGCTGTTGTCTCGTAATTCCATCCTTTGCGAGCACCGATACGTCCGAATTGGTCAATCACACAATTATCCGCAACCAATGCAAACTGTTCAGACAGTGCGGTTGGAGAATCCTGTGTATTCAATCCATAAAAGCCCGGAGCCTGAATTGCAATACTTTGTAGCTCTTTAGCCATTAAACTGTCGTCCAGATAGTCTCATCAGGGCTTAATCCTGCGTCAAAAGCCACAGCATTAGAAAGTTCTTGTTGCGCAAAAATTGCTTGCTCAGAAGCTGATTGTCCTCCAGTCTCGCCACGCTCACGCAGAGCATAAGAATATGCCCATTGAACAATAGGAGAGGTAGGTACTGAGACTTCTGAAGAATCTGATGTTAAATCGTCAGTCCTGCGTACTGCGTACACACTCAGTGTTTCAATAGAATCTGGAGTACGATATAAACGAATTTGAGCATCTCCATTCACATCTAATCCATCAATCGCATAGCTTAAAATAGGGCCAGATTGAGAATTAGAAGAAAGATTAGCTCGTCGAATATTTTGTAATGAATCTCTTAATACTTCAGTATTTCGTGTTTCATTATGAACGTACAGAATTTTAGATCGTGTACCGAAATCGGCTAACGAATATAAGCCAGTGCCTGAAGTGGTTGTAATACTGTAGGTATGACGTAATCCTGTCCAGTCCCAAGTATCTTCTACCAGACGTTTAGCGTCATTGACAAAATCTCCGATCAATCGAGAATAATCACTATCACTTGTGGTAGCGACTTCATCCTCACGAAGTTTTCGTAAAACTGCATTAACTAGTTGTAAATATGTCATAACTATAGTATACCACAAATTAGACTAATTGAGAAGTCCTTGCTAGAACTTCACGAGAAAATAATGGTTCTTCGTCTGGTAAATCAAACGGAGACTCTAAAGAAGCAACAACTTCATCGTCCTTAGTTGTCAATTCACCGGGAACACCTTCCTTGGCTCTTGCAAGTAACAAAGCTCTGAGTTCTGCATCAATGTTTAATTGACCTACATCAATGTTTAAACCTTCCAAGTCACCGATATCAACACCTAGATCACCGGCTGTATAGCCTTCAAAGTTTACTGTGCCTAAGTCAAGGCCTAAATCTGCAACCTCCGGTAAACTAAAGTCAGGAGTTAAAATATCTGGGGCTTGAATGTCTAGAAGATTTAAATTGACATCGAGATTAGCAAGACTAGGTAAGTCGTATCCTTGACCTTTTAATTGATCAAAGTCAATTCCTAAATCTGGGATAATATCATTAAGATTAAAATCTAAACCGGCTATTTCATTTGTTGTAAATGTCAAGTCTTCTAGTCGAGCACCTTCGTCATACGCACGTTTTGTTCCTGCATAAGCCGCTTTAAGCGGGTCAGTACCCATTGCAAGCTGTGTTGCCGTGGTCAAGCCTCCTAAACCAAGCGCACGTTCATTAGGTGTCTCAGCACCAAGATAATTGACAATATCTTCGCCATAAGTAGTTGCAACAACTTCTTCAACAGATTTATTACCTGTGGCTACTTGAATAGCATCGTTTAATTGCTTACTGTATTCTTCAAAACCTGTGCCAGATGTAGCGTAATCGACAGCGCCTGCACCATACTTAGCAACTAACTCTTCTTCCGAAATGTTTCCGGTAGCGTATCGTGCAGAGTCTACAATATAATCTTCATTCTGTTTCAAGACATCTAAAACATCTTGACCAAAAGTGTCGGCTATTTGAGTGTCAAAGGCTTCTGTTAAACCTGTCTCAGCGGCGATGTCTGCACCGTAAGTTAATAGTAGTGCCTCACCGGGATTTTCTGCTGTGGCTACCTGAACACCTTTCTTGATATTATTAACTATTTCAGGGTCAATGTTAGCGGCTTCAAAGGCTCCAAAATCTTTACCTGCTGTAGCCGCTA